TTTCATTACTGCAGCTTCAATCAAGGCTTTGCTCCCCAACCTCGACCTTTAAAGATGGCAGGTGTTGCAGTGAACACTCTGCGCATCTTCGCTCCACATGTTGTGCAAGCAGGAGGCTCATGGTCGAATGCTAGGTCAAACTCCACGATAACCTCCTCGCCTGGACATTCATAGTCATATTTAGGCATGTTTTGTATATCCGCATCTAGTGCATTTAAAACACCAATCGCAGACACTCTCTTTAGGATTGCTAACCTCCCATAAGAAATCTTGTGTCATCCTGCACCATAAATGTTTAAGCATTGATACCCCAACAAGTCTCGCACCAATCAAAATGCATAATTCCACATTCTTCGCATAAACAACTTAATACATAAGCATCTTTTCCACAATTGAGGCATGGATCAGAACATTGTGTTGTATCACCAGTGCATCTATGCATTATGCCCATAATCGATGCGATTGATAACTCCACATCCAACGCACTTTAGCAATCCTTCATCATGAACCATGCGTGGATCGTTGCAAAGTTCGCAACATTCAGATAGCGGCACTATGTCTGGCACTACGCCATTTTCCTCAAATTTTAAACGTAGTCCGTTTCTGTATGTTATTTCTAGTTCGCCCATTTATTTATCCTTATCTGGATCTGGGAAATACCATTTGCCATTGGCAGTGATCTTTGCCCATTTTGGCTCACATTGATCGGCTTTGTTGCGCTCTACGCATACAAACCCCATAAATGGACGACCCGTTTTGCTGGTACCCTCTTTTTTCAACATCTGCCCATGCTTGCAATCAAATGTTTCGCCTACCTTTTCGGCATTTAACTCTTTAGCCACATCATCAACTGACCAAGCAACTGGTGCTGGATCTTCTAATTTAGGTGCTTCCCAGGGTTCATTCTTAATGCTTGTGCGAAGTGCCATTTCCATAGCTGCAGACTTTGATCCTGGCTTGCCATACATAGGCTTTACTGGCTCTTGATCTGCTCGCACAACTTTGTTCATTTCTTCTTTAGAAGGTCGTTTTCCTTTTGTGGCGTAACCTGCGTTTGCAAGAGCACGACCAATTGCAGAAGTTTCGCAATTCTCAAGTGCAGAAGTTTGATTAACACCCCTCTGTGCCACTGTCTCTTCAGCGATACCAGTTGTCCAAGCCTTCGCATCAGCCTCAGTTCGATAAATCCGAGCCATAACAATAAAGCGATCTTTCGATGCTTCCAATAACTCCGTTTCAACACGACCATCTGGATACTCCTCCCAGTATTTAGCCAATCGCACTTCGACTGGTTCGTAATCATCTAAATTAAAACCCATAATTTAACTCCTGTTTTCCTTGTCGGTATTCGATTTGCGCACGAAGATCCCAAGTGCTCCCATCATGCCAAGCCTCCACATAGTGTCGGCATCTGTCGCAGTAGGCACGCTTTGTGCCGTCTGTGCTGGTCGTGATCCACGTTGCAGGATTTTGACCTTTGGTTGTATGCGCTCCATATTGCGCTTTGCAGTAATCACACCAAACACTGCGATTAGAATTTCTCGTAATCATCGCTCAGCTGTGCTTCGAGTACATCTTCGAAGAATCCCAAGTAAGCGACTGAATCCGCAACACTGTCGTGATGTGTTGGTGTTTCAACCAAACGAGCGATTTTGAGCCCGACCATACAAAGGACAACTTGGTGTGCAGTAATTGGCATGTCGAGAATGCCTGACCAGATGTCTGCAATTCGCTTATGATTGGTATATGGAGATCCATAAATTCGACCTCTATCTTGTGTAAGTATTGTTGCTTCTGCAAATAGCGCATCACGATTAGCGGACATTCTTCTGAACCACTTTCATGCCTTGTTCATAACCAGCACGCCATGCTTCATCTGTTTTCTTATTCATGCGATCTTCACGCCAAGCAAAAAAACTGTAAGTAACCACAAATGCAATCATGGCTAAAGCAGCTGCTTGGATGTCTGTTATGTTTTCCATTTTGCTCCCGATCTCAGGCTTTTGCCTGTTGGGATTCAGTATGACCTAAAAGTGAGACAATCCAGAATGTCAGTGTGGCGTGTTAGATAACAATGCTGTTATCAATAACGTCAATCGCTTCATCAATTGTTCGGGGTTTGTAATCTGTTTCCCTAGACATAGGATTTACCAAGAGCTGTAAATGATCCATCTTTGTTGATTGGAATCATGTGTGGAGTCATGTTTTTGCCATCCCAGTCAAGTATCACGATGCCCATCTGCCAGTTCGCTATACCCTTCACATAATTGGCTTTTGATTTGTTCATCAAGTTCCCAGTCTCTATGCCCCAAATCGTCCTGTAATTGGCTCCTACGCCCTCTGTGTAGGCACTTAGCCCTAACTTATGGGTATGACCACAAACAACGCTCTTTCCTGCCTTTTTGGCAAGATTTAGGGCAGTTATGCCTGCGTTAGGGTTGGTGTTGCCTTCATCGCCATGAGCCAAGATCCAGCCCTTTTCAAACTCATAAAATGTTTTATGAAATTGAATGCCCATTGTAACAAAATCCATAAACTTGTCATACTGCAATTCAGGCAGGCTGATTAAGCCAGGTACTTTTAATAAAGTGTTATAAAGGCGATCAGTATGATTAGAACGGACAATATGAGCCTCTCGAGCGTGCTCGGTAAGATCCCAAAGAATTTGCTGAGTTGCTTCACGATCTCTATGCAAAGTTTGTTCATAAGCCAAAGGTGTTTTCTCAGCCCAACGACTGATTGTTTGAAAATCGATTTCATCGCCAACGCAAAGAACACTGTCGAACTTCTCCCGTCTGGCTAACTTAATTACATTCTTAACTGCTCCTTCATGGTGATAGGGGATTTGTAAATCCGAGATAACCAAGTATCGCTTAATGTATTAGTCCTCATCCTCATCGTCATCGTGGAATGGAGTTATGTCTGTATCAGCTGTTTGTGGAATCAGCCAATCAGGCATAGTGTTTTTGTTGTCCATTAAACCCAGTGCCACTTCAACGCTGAAACCTGACCTGCGCAGTGCTTGATACCACTCATGCAGTGCTATGGCGTGCATATCCAACGCAGTCGTTTCTTTACGAGCAACGCTTTTACGGACATACTTAGTCGGTTTCTTTTTAGCTGCCATGTTTTTAATTATCGCTCAAGAAGAATGTTGTAAATCTCATCGACACGCTCATTGAGGCGTTTAATTTCTGCCATCAAATGAGAGATCACATAAGCAGCTAGTGAGCCGATAACTCCTACTGTTGCAAAGTAAAGCGTAAAGAAATCTGCCTGGCTCATAGTTTCTCAGTTAAGCCAAATTCAGATTCTTTTACATCTAACGCCTTGATTACTGGAGCGATTAACGCACCAAGCAATACTGCGTATTCTGGCTTCATGTCTCCAATAATTGCCAAGCCAACTGTAATTCCGGATGCTGCAACTGCTCGCAGATAAGACTTGATTGCTGCTTTATGTTTTTTGGTTAGTTTCATGCTTTACCTCCGAGAAGTGGAATATCGAAAAACGATTGATCCTGATCTCCCGCAGGGCTAAAAGAAATATGGATGTGGTGCTTGTGTGGGTTAAATCCTTTGTAAGCCCTATATTTCCAGTTTCCTTTAGCAGAACAAATTTTACCATCAAAGATTATGTAACTGATGCGTTTTTTCTTGTCTGTTTTGGCATAAAGTCTCAATTGCTCAACCAGGTGAACTGGCAAACCTTTGATCTTGTTTAGATCCTTGTCCACATCGATAGCACGAACCACACCCGTATCATCAGTCGGATTATGGTCTGACTTAGTAGCTGAATGCCGAGCATCGCCAATCCAACCATCAGAAGCACGATCCCGATCTGGAAAACAATCATCGATCTGCTCTCTTAATTGGACGGCAGATTTACTCAGCCAGGGTTTCAATTTCATGCTCCTGGTTAGCACATTCCCAACGATAAATAGTTTTATTAAGAGTTAATTCATTATGATCGCATGGCTTCGGGGCAATAAATGCGTCTGCTTCTTCATCATAACTATAACCAATTCCAGCATAGTTATATCTGATGTTTGCATTGTATGAAGTGCGAATACACTTTTGTTCTCTAAAATTGCCATACCATGTTTCTGTATCTAAACCTTCAATAAATTCAGTTTCATCAATTCCAACAATAACTTCGGTAACAATGTTATTTTCATCTAAGAATGCGTAATGTGCCATTATGCCCAACTCACATTTCCAGTGCCAGCAGTAATTGTTGTAATTTTATTTGATCCATTTGTAGTTGTAGTTCCAGTTAATCCAGCACCGATTGTAATTGTATAACCAACTGGGTATCTTAAAATTACAATTCCAGAACCGCCATTACCGCCATTACCAGAACCGCCTGAACTTGCTCCACCACCGCCACCACCTGAACCAGTGTTTGCTGTTGCAGCAGTTCCTGCATTTGTATTTGTTGCACCATTACCGCCACCTGCTGAACCAGTTCCAGTTGTGCCACCTTGATAAGTTCCGCCACCGCCACCGCCAGCATAAGTTACTGAAGAACCACTAATTGAAGTTGCAACGCCTGCGCCACCATTACCACCAGTTGTGCTAGTGCCATCAACACCAACTGCACCCGCTCCACCACCGCCACCAGCACCATAATTAGGACCTATGTCTGGTCCATTACCACCTGCATAACCTTGATTTGCAGTGCCTAAACCTTTGTTTGGTGGACCATAAGCACCACCACCGCCTGAACCACCATTACCAGCATCACCACTGCCTGCTCCAGCAGCTGATCCTCCATAACCACCACCAGTTGAAGTTATTGTAGAAAATACTGAATTTGAACCATTTGTGCCATTGTCAACTGTTCCGCCAGTTCCACCAGCACCAACTGTAACTGTGTAATTTGTAGATTTTAATAAACTTAAAGCGGTTTCTAAAGTTCCTCCGCCACCTGTGGCTGTAACTGTGCATCGCAAACCACCTGCACCACCACCGCCACCACGACCTTTAGATCCACCACCGCCACCTGCAACAACTAAATAATTGACATCTAAAGGTGGAAGAACTGCACCAGCAAAAAAACCTAAAATTAAATTAGGCAATTCCGCCCACCACGATCCAACTATTTGCAGTTAGTTTCACACAACTTGCAGCCTTCTTTGTTGCAACTGTTGGTGAGGCTGCTACTGCTCCAGCAGAAGTTACTGTTGTTGTGCCTGGAGTTACTGCTGAAATTGTTGTTGTTCCTGCACCCTTGCAATAAACATTTAATACTGTGCCAATTGGAAATGCCACTGATGCATCTGTTGGTATCTTAAAATCATTTGCAGATGCGTTGTCCATAGTTACAACTTTGTTTAATCCATCTGCTAAAACGGCAGTATAAGTTGTGCCGGTTTGTGAATTGATTGCTACGCCTACGAAAGATGTGTCGATTGCACCAGCGAGAGTTCTGATCGCCAGCGCACCATCTTTAACTAGATCGGTATCGTCTGGGGTCTCCCACCCGAAGTTGGTTGTGTTTGCCATATTACGCTATAACTCCTATCGCTGATTGCCAGGTAATTGTACTAGATAAAGTGTTCCAAGCCTCTGAAGCATTGACCTCATTCCAAGCCTGGAATACGGCTGAGAATTCGATTGGGCTTAGGTTCAGAGTTAGGAATAATTGGTTGAATGATGTGCTCCATGACCAGCCTTCTACATAGCCTTGAAATGTGCCTTCAGTGGCTATTTGAGGCGGTAGATCGGTGATGGTAATAGGCTGACCTATAAACACCCCTAATAGGGCATCTCGGTCAGTATCATCCATTTCTGGGTTGGTTATTGGGAATGTAATACTTTCAAAGTTAGCGTATGGATAGGCTCGCAAACTGATGTATTTTTCAGTTATGTTTGCAGCATCAGCTGCATTTTTGATACTGGAATTAATAACTTCAGATTTGTAACCGTAGGTGGCGATACTGGTTGCATCAATTATGCTCTCTTGATCGTTAAAGTTGTTGCCATAATTAAGAGTTATATCGTTGCGAATATCGCCTGATCGGGTTGTTGTTTGAATACCAGCACCAATTGCAGTATTGGCTGAAATCTCAGTTGCCCCATAAGTAGCCAGATAATTTTGGCGGTGGTCAGCATCGGCATAACCGATATTGCCTGAACTGTCTTCATATAAATAACCAAAGGCTGAATTGGCAATTTGTGAGGCTATGTTATAGATCGTGTCAAAATTAGATCCACGATTGACCATCTCATATTGACCAGGTTGATCGATTGATCCTAAACCTAAATTTCCAGCATTTGCCCAAGTTGTTGTGGCATCGTATGTTGACCATGTTTGAGCAGCTGATACACCATTCCAATCGGCAAGCAAAAATTCAGTTAATAGTGTGTAAATCTGATCGCCATCAAAATCTGAGGTTAATACGCCTTCGCTAATAGTCCGGGCTAATCTAGCCAAAGATCCAAGTGCGGTTATGGTGTATGAATAAACTGTGCCGACTGATCCAGTGGTATTTACACCAACTGTTAGATCTGTGATATTACCGCCAAAGAGTGTTTGGTATGTGCCGGTGCTATCTTTGATTTGTAGGCTTATTCCATCGTTAATGGCAAATGTGTAATTCTCATTTTCCAAAGCAACTAAAGCAATTTCAATATAAGATGGGTTTGGTTGAAGATAAATATCATCTCGACCAGCCTGATGGCTAATATCTGAAATAGCCACATTGGTGTAATCAACCCCATTAATGGTTAATTTCCATTCTGGTGTGAATGCCGACATTAGTCGCCTCTAATTGCTCGGTTAGTTAATGTTGGCACTGATCTAGCAGCTGATTGGTTAATGACCTTTGCAACTGCTCTTGCTGCGCCTTCGCTATCTACTGCCTTAACTGTAATGTTATTAACTGTTGTTCGGCTCTCTCTGGTGTTAGCAGATGTGGCTACTGATGGCACACTTGCGCCCAACATTCCCAAAGTTCCAGCATTTGCAGATGGGCTAGGAATGTATCCGATATCTGCACCTGGCTTAACGATATTAACTGCCCGGATTGCTTGATTAGCAAACTCGACTAATAATGCCGCTGCTTCTCTAACAAATGTGATAAACCCTTGCACAATTCCGATAACACCTGAAACCACTTTGCCAAAAGTAGCAAAACCTTGTTGGCTTTGTTCTAGTCCTGCATTTAATCCTTCATCACCAGTTAATCCTGCTATAAATGCGTTTAATGCTGGAATGCCAGTTGTATTTAAGAAACCGATAAAACGCTCAACTTGAGGTAATAGGGCAGTGCCTAAACTCTCTTTAGCCTCATCAAAACCAACCTTTAAGCGATCGATTTTGCCTTGAAATGTCTCAGCATTTTTAGCAGCTGATCCACCATAAAGATCTGATAATTTGGCTTGCACTTCTGTAAAAGACAAAGTGCTTAATTCTGCTTTAGATAAACCTAAACCTAATCTGCCAAGTGCAGTGGTGTTTCCATCTTGAGCCCTGCCAAGTGCATTGGCTACTTCTTCCAGGCTCTTGCCTGAACCCTTGCTGATGTCTAAAGCAAGTGATAATAATTCTTGAGCCTTTGTTGTGTCCTTTGTAGATACGGCTAATCTTTGAAGTGCTGGGCGCAATTGATCGTCAGCAACACCAGTTGCCAAAGATGTCTTTAGGATCATGCTTTCAGTTGCCTTTATTTGGGCATCTGTAGCCCCTGTGGCAGCCTTTAAAGCATTGGCTAACTTAAGTTGTGCCTGTTCATCCTGAATAGCTGCTTTAACGCCATCTACTGCTAATTTAGTGCCATAGGCAACGGCAGCAGCACCAGCAACTGCAAATGCAGCAGCAGCCTTCTTACCAAATGCCTGGAGATTGTTTGAGTTATCTTCGACCGCTTTATCGGCTTCGCCTAACTTCTTTTTAAGATCATCGACGTCGGCAAGGATGGATAACTTAAGCGTACGATTACCAGTTGCCACTATGCCCACTCCTTCAAAATGCGATCAAAACTCTGTTCCCACTTGTTAATCAATTCAGGCTGAATTCTGCGAAGGGTTGGATAGATAAACCATCCTCGACTACCTCTGCCTTGCCGTCCTGAATAACTAGGGAACTGCTTGAACTTATTTGAACCAAACTCAAGACCACCCCATAGGGTCTGCGTTGTAGCACCACCTGAAAACTTCTGTCGTGCAAAGCCGTAAGAGAACTCACCAATTTTTGAGGATTTGCTGATCGATACGCCTTCAGCAACTCTCTGGACTGCACTAGCTGCTTTTGTTCTTGTGCGAGCAGTCGCTTTAATTTCCTCAGATGCAAAATACGCCAAAGCAGCAGATTGCGTTCTTGCTTCTTCAGTAGCCTGTTCATCCATAAGTTTGAACGCTTTGAGAACATCCCTGAGATCGGACTTGTTATAGGCGATTGTTTCATTTGCCATTCCGTCTCTCCAATATCTCTACTGCGGTCATTATGTCGTCTGCATCAACCCATTCACTCATTGGTATTTGTGTGGCGATTGCCAACTCAACCAATAACCTGCTTAGGCTTCCTTCTCTATGGCTTTTGGGCTATCACCACCAGCTGCGACTTTACATTCTTCAACTATGTCGATCCAAGCCTCAAAAGGTCTAACTGGCTTATCGGATGTGCGTTTTAATGCACTGTGAGATAAAAACAACATATCCCACATTCCTACATAACCTTCATCTCCCCATTTGGTTATGGACTTGCCTGTTTCCTTTTCCCATCTTGCGAACTCAGGAGGTTGGGCAACTACTGTCGCTTCTTCTCCTGAGTTATATTTAATTGTTAGTGCTAGTTTCATTTGTTTGCTCCCGTTTTATTTCTTAACTAAATGTTTCTGAAACTTCACCACGAGCGACTGGGAATGTGAAAGATACTGTCTGAGCATCTACTCCTGAGCCACCTACGGTTGGGTAAACTGGCAATACTGGGAACACAAACTGTGCGCCAGTTGCTGAAGTTAGTGTAATTGAGATTTCTGTATTTGGTGCAGTGTCTGCAGCTGTCCAGATTGCTTCGCAAACTGAGTTAGCCTTGCCCCAATCTGCAAGCATGTCTAACTGGAATGATCCAGATACATTTACAACTTTGTAGGCTTCGCCATCCAAAGTCTGGTAGGT